GAGTGGAAATGGATCGAGGCCGGATTGTTCGACGACCCGCCTAATGGTTTGACCTACACTATAGGCGTCGATCCCGCGCTCTCGCCCCGCGGCGACTACTTCGCGCTCGCCGTCCTCGGCGCAGACGCCAACGGCATCATGTGGCTCGTCGATCTCTATCTCGGCCACCCGACTGCGCCCGACCAAGTCGCCCTAATTCTCGACAAGTGGCGGGCCTGGTCGCCGGTCAAAATCGGGATCGAGGATGTCGCATATCAGGGAGCGTTGAAACAGCACGTCCAGGCCGCGGCGCCAGCGTGTCCTTGCGTTGGCATCCAGCTCCCGGCCACCGCGAAAGAGGTCAAGCTCCAATCTCTAGCGACTCTTTTCTCCGGCCAGCGAATTCGCGTGAGACGCAACTTGCCGGAACTCGCTTCATTTCGCCAGCAATACTTGGCCTTCCCTCGCGGCAAGCACGATGATGCGCTCGACGCCATCTGGATCTCCGCTCAAGGCGCGCAACGCGGAAGGAGCGGGATCGTTTCCGTGCCGTGGTAGGTATCTTTTTACCGGTAAGCAATACCGGTAAGAGATGCCGCCGAAGGGATATGTTACCCCCACAATGCCGAAGCAACTTTATCAGCAGCTTCGAAAAGAAGCACGAGACATCGATCTTAGCGTTCCGGGCTATATCGCCGCACTAATCGAATCAATCGATGAGAAAACAATACTGGATCAGCAAACGTCTCGAAAAATACGTCCCGTTTTTCAGGGAATGAATATGCGAGAACGCATCGTTGCTGGGCGGTATCTATCTCAAGGCTACAAAATAGTTCGATCAGGCGGACCCGATTTCCTGATTTATCGCGATGTCGACGAAGTAATTTCGCAGGTGGCGGCCATCGAAGTAAAGGCAGAAGATGATGAACTTCGGGTAGATCAAACGCTTTACGGGAAAATTCTAGAAGCTGGAGGAATACCTTACATCATTGAACGCGCTTCTCTGCCGACAAACACGGATTGGAGAGGACGCAGGAGCTATGATAGCATGGTGAGACTGAATCTCGGGATAACAATAGAAGCCGAACTGATAGAGTGGCTGAACCGCGAAGCGAAGCATCGGAACATTTCCCGATCCCGGATGATCGAGATGATCGTCGGCGAATACGCGCGACACATGCCGCGGCCACCAAAGACGACAGAGACGCCGGCGGAACCGGCAACATCGCCAACAGCCGAGATACCATCTCGCCCTGCATCCGTCAAATGCGGCGAATGCGGCCTAACACTCATCGGTCAAACGCTGACGGAACACGAGATCTCCTGCTCGCCCGAGGGATGAGATGCCCATCGCTAGTCGACGATCTCAACGCTGGTGGGAGCAGCAGCAGGAATTCAAGGCCTGGAAAGAGCGTCGCGGCTTAGTCGGAAAACATCTCCTCGAGCGTCGAGACATCGCCAAGAACCGGACGATGGGTCCGTCGACCGGAGGAATGGTCCAGCCGGAAGTCGAGAGCCGGGCCGATGGCGAACGCGGCGTGATCTGCCACACGAAAGCCGTGATCTGTCTCGCCCAGCCGAATGCGGACGAGCTCAACCTCGCGATCTGCGCCAATTGCAATCGGCGGGGAGACGAGGCGTACAACTCATGGGTCATCGAACGCGCCGCTCGACTCGCTAGAGAGAAGCGGTGGCGGCGTTTGAAACAGTCGCACACCGTCACCCGTTCATTTTAAACATCCCAAATCAATTACTCTCTTGGGATGGGAGCACTCAACCGATTGGCATCAGTCATCAGACACCCATTAGCCACTCGCAAATCAGTTACGCCTCTAGGCCCCCGTGCTCCCATCCTCTCCGGGGCGATGCTCGTCAGGGCCGCATACGGCGACACGACCCGCGGCCGCGAATCCGATCTCCCGTTTTCGAGGTATCGCTCGCTCCAGCCGGCGCCGATCAACTGGCGCGTGATGCGCGCGTCCTGGGATCTGTACATGATGTCCTGGCTCCCGCAGGCCGCGGTCGGCAAGATCGCCACCGAAGCGACCAAGGAAGACTGGCAACTCATCCCGCGATTCAGCAAGCGATGCCGCATCTGCGACACGCGATACGATGATCCCGTCCAATCGTGCGAGACGGTGGATTGCCCCGGCGATCTCGCCGATCCGGACCCGAGACAGGCCGCCAAAGCCAAGACGCTATTCGAGCGCCCGCACCCGAAGTTCTCCCTCAAGACGATGATCCGCCGGATGATCGTGTACCAGCAAACTCTCTCCAACTGGTATCTCCACCTGAAGTTCAATCAAGGCATGCTCGTCGGCCTCGAGGTCTTGCCCTCGGAATGGATCGAGCGATACGTCGGCACGCCTCGCGCGTTCTGTCCCGCGTGCTATGAGCCGGATGAAACCACGAGCGGTGATCGCGTGGGAGAACCGTGCGATAAATGCCCGAAAAGCAGTTATGCCTCGGTCGCGTACACGCGATACAACGTCGAGGGCAAGCCAGTCGCGCGATACTACGAGGCCGAGATCGCACACGGGATGATCAACATCCAAGGCGACGGGTGGATGGGGTACCCGAAGATCCTCCCTATCCAGCACGCGATCCGCACGCTATCCTGGATGGAGATGTACCAGGCGGACGCCTACTCCTACGCCGAGCTCCCGAACACCATCGTAACCTTCCCCGGCATCTCGCAGGAGAGACTCAACGAGATATTCGAGCAAATCCGGACCAAGAAAGCGATGCGCCCGAGCAAGCAGACGCACCTCGTCGTCGCTCTCGACAACGAAGGCAAAGAGCCGGCAGTATCTCACCTGATGCCCACGCTCGCCGATCTCGAGGCCGCGGAAATGAAGAAGATGCTGCGTGAAGACATCGCCGTCGCGTGGGGCGTGGCGCTTCAGCATCTCGGGCTTTCGGTGCCGGGGAAACTCGGCAAGGAAACCGAAGTCCTCGAAACCTCGCAGAACACGGTCGAGGCCGCGCAAGAGGAGATCGAGCAGGAATTCAATCTCCGCATCCTCCCTCTGCTCGGGGTCATCGATTGGGCGTTCGAGCTCAAGAGCCCGAAGAAAGATGATCTCCAACGCAAGGCCGACATCCGCGCCCAGAACGCGCAGACCGCCCTCTCGCTCAAGCAGGCGGGATGGGACGTGGATCTCCCGCAAGACGGCACGGACCTCAAGATCGGGCAATTCGTCGGGCCGCCATCGCCGCCATCGATGGCGGTCCCGATGACGCGAATGGCGAAACAACTCGATCCGCGCAATCTCCCGCCGGGATCGGCGCCGCCGGGGATCTCCTCGGCCGAGGGCGAGTTCGCCGAAGAAACGCAGGAGGTCTTCGCCCGCGAGTTGCGGCGGGAAATGGCGGACCTCCCGCAAGGCGCCTCGAGGGAGGAAGTCATGGCGCGGATCGATCGCGCGATGACGCGATCCGAGGGGCGTCTCGCAATCCTGGCCGAGCAGTTCGTGAATGAACTGGCCGAGGACGTGATGGGGAGCGAAGGCGTCGCGTTCAAGCAGGCCGACCGCAACGCGATCATTGCGTTGATGACCGGCCCGGATAGGTTCTTCTCGGCGATCAAGACGGTGCCCGCAGACGCCGCGGCCAGGATGCGGGAGATCGTGACCGAGACGTATCGCGAGGGGAAGCCGATCGATTTGAAGCCGATGGCGAAGGAGCTGGAGACCGCGGCCTCGCTGGAGATGTGGAAACTCGAACGCATCGCGCGAAGCGAGACGACTCGCATCTCCAACGCCGGGCGGGAACTGGCATGGCGCGAGATCGCCGACCCCAATGAGCGCATTTACCGATGGGTCACGGCGAAAGATGTGCGGGTCGACGATCTCTGTCGAGAGGTGGCGGACGGCGGGCCTTACACCCTAGACGAGTTGCGGGCGATCATCCTCGACAAAAGCGGAGGCTGGGAATGGAGCTTGCACCCGAATGACCGATGCACCGTCGTCCGGGACACCACGCTCTTGCGGGAGGGATAATGCTCAACCTCCAAAAATGCCGCAACTGCGGGAAGGCAATCCGCGAGAACGGCGCCATTCGATACACGCTTGACCCGCAAGTGGATCCGACAGGGAAGGGATGCGTCCTTTATTGCTCTGATACGTGTCTGGCCGAGGGCCAGCACTTCATCGCCGGCGGAGGCAGCAATGTCTACTAGCGATTACGGCGAGCGATCGCCACCCTCCTCGCTTATTTCCCTCTGGTGACTCATGCCCGACATCGAGATCAGCATCGACGATCACGGGCTCATTACCGCGCTCGGCGCCTGGCCGCAACTCCAGACCGATGCGCTTCGCGCGGGGATCAGGGACGCGGCCGATGCGGTCCTCGCCCGGTCGCAAGACATGGTCCCGGTGGACACGGGGACGCTGAAAAAGTCCGGCAACGTGCGGTATGGCGACATGGAGGCGACAGTCGGATACAACACGAGTTACGCGGCATTCGTCCACGAGGGGACCGCGAGCCACATCATCACGCCGAGGACGAAGAAATGGTTGCGCTGGGAGGAGGGCCGCATTGAGCGACTGGCCGCGCGCATTTCCCCGCGACGCGCCAAGTGGCGGTTCGCGAAGATCGTCGTGCATCCTGGCACGTTGCCTCAGCCCTATCTCTCAGAGGCGCTTCTCGAGGTGCGGCCGCAGATCCGGGAAATGGTCCTTCGCAGGCTGAGGGCGGCTTGGCAGGATCTGAGGGGCGCGATCTGATGCCGATTCGGAAGGCGATGGTCAAGGCGCACCAGGAGAAAGAGCC